GATCACTGCTTGGTACTGCATAATCCTCTGAGCCATCGTAGAACTGTTGGGATCGCTGACTGGGATCACTTCTACAAGGTCATAATCACTCTGTTTGGCCTTTCTATTAGACGTAGCAGGGTCATACTTGTAACTCTTAGGCGTATTCTCACGAATAATATCTTTCAGAAGCTTGAATTCTTGCTTCATAGAGTAATGAACACGGGCTTGTACCGCACTCATCGTCTTTAACTGCCTCTCAAGCAACGCTAAAGTCGTACCTACTGGCGCATTTGAACTCATATCAGATACATTCATATCCGCTACAGATCCTAAACGCCTACCTTCATCGGTAATTTTTTCCAATAAGGCCGCCAATACTTGACTAGGTTCCTTATATGGCAAGGTCATAATGTTATCTTTGATGCTCCCACTAGGAACATCAACATCTCTAAACTCTCCAGGTGCAATAGGCGTATCGTCACCCTTCACCCTCAAGCCTCTAGACTTCAACCCACCAGGCAAGTTGCTTAAAGTCCCTGCGTCAATGAGCTGCCTAATAAGAGAAGTGCCTGCCCTTGCATAACCACCAATAAGATGAATGAAACCAAAGCCATAAGCACCAAAGCCAGGTACATAATCGTATTGAACAAAGTGCTGTCTCTTAAGTCTCTTTTCATCTCCTTCATCCCAATTCCTATATATAGATAATACATTATTCGTACCACGATCTATCGTAATAATATAAGGCAGCGCAATTCCATCCTCATCTTCATACCCTGGTAAATCAATATCAACCTGCACCTCTAGCAATTGATATCTGTCATCATCACTTACAGAATATCCTTGCTCTTCAGCTTTCTTCTTTTCTACATCCGTATAGAAATGAACCGGCTCGCCCAAATCAATATCTCTATAGAAACCAGCTACCTGCAACTTCCTGATCTCATTCTTGGTCTTCCTCATAATGTGAGTCACACGCTCACTAGTCCTAGACCCACTTGACCCATAAGGAATAATCACCTCTTCAGCCGCCACATAGATAGATGTCTGTCTACCTAAACTAGGATCGTAGTAAACCTTTTTAAATGCAGACCCAGCCAACCCCAAATTAAATAACATCCTCTCATGCTCTGGCCTATATTCAGGCATACCATCAGTCAACTGATAATTCATATCCTCAGCCACTCGATCCGCTGCATCTTCTTTTAACTTATCTATAGCGCCAATGATCTGTGTCTTGACCGGCCCCTGCGCAGGAAAAGTCTCAATGATCGTCTCGCTCTGAAACCTTACCGCCGCTTCAGTCAATATCGTACTAAATACCCCACAAGCTCCATTCCAAGGCTCTGTCCTCTCCTCATACTTCATCCCAAGAACATCCAAGCCCTTCACCAACATTTCTACCCAATCCTTACGGGAATTGATATCAGCATCGACCTCTTCCAACAAATCCGTGCCAACACTCATCAACTCACTCTCAGTCATAAACTCCGCCAGATTAGAGTCAAAACTTTCCTCTCCATCGTTCTCGGGTTCTAACTGAATCTCCACCCCATCCATATCTATCTTCACACCCTCTGGATTGACAATCTCAATCTCAATATCTGGGCTATCCGCTAAACTCTCAATTCCTTGAGGGGCTTGGTACAGTGCGTTGTCAATCATATCAATCCTTAATAATAAACGTGCCGTCTACGAAATCCTATAGGTTCATCTTCTTCATCTGTATGCAACCTTAAGAATCCACCTTTTCTGAATCTAATCAGCGCCTGAACCGAACTATCTACCAAATCATCGTGTTCCGCATTCGGAAACGCCGCCATCTCCTCCACAACCTCAGACGCCCACCTAGTGTCAGGACACCATACTTTACCTGACTTGAACAAATCCGTCACGCTATTCAAGCGAACAAACTTGTCATTTCCCCTTGTAGGCGTGTACTCCGTCACAATAATCCCCATCTGCCTCAACTCAAATATCAAAGGACTACCCGCCGCTTTTGCTTCAATCACAAAAGAATCAGGCTGCCACTCCTTATACATCTCAAACGCCACTTGCTTTAACTCAGGAAACTCCATCCTCTTCTTAAACGCATCCAACAAAATAATGTGCTTATCATTCGGATCCTCGTTCAAACTGAATATCCCCCATGTCGTACACGCAGAATAATCACTCCTCTCATTCTTAGTAAACGCCGTATCCCAACTCTGAATAATAAAGTCACAAGCAGGCGCACTGTCAGCCTCCCATACCCTCCACCATTCCCTCTTCACCAGCGCACCCTCCTCGCCAGTAGGATTTTGCTGATACTGAGCATTCCACTTCGCAGGAGGCAACTCCTCCCTCAACGCCTCTAACTCCTTTAAACTCCAAAATTCTGGCCATAAAGGATTCCCACTCGGCATAATAGCAGGCAACTCTATCACCTCCCACTCCTCCCCCTTATCCCGACTCAATGCATCCTTGATAATCCTACCCGTCAAATCCCTCTCAGACCACCTCGTCATCACCACAACTATAGAACCACCAGGCTGTAAACGCTGCCGCGGCCCAGATGTATACCACTCATACACCTTGTCAAATACAGTCGGATCACCTAACGCCGCCTCCTGCTCAGAATGCGGGTCATCAATAATCAACAAATCCGCACCCTTACCCGTTACCGTTCCTCCTACGCCAATAGCGAAATACTCCCCATTTCCATTCGTACTCCACCTTCCAGCCGCCTTGCTATCCTGCCTTAAACTCACATTAGGAAACACAGTCTTATACTGCTCACTCCCCACCAAGTTCCTCACCTTCCGTCCAAACCCAACAGCCAACTCAGCAGTATTACTACACTGAATCACCTTCTTATTCGGATACTTTCCCAAAAACCAAGACGGCAGTAAGTATGAGGCAAACTCACTCTTTGTATGCCGAGGAGCCATATTGATAATCAACCTCTTACTCTCCCCCTTCGCTATAGCCTCAAACTTCTTCGCCATCACAGAATGATGCCTCCCCGCCACAAAGCCAGGCCACATCATCTTCACATAATCCATAAACTTCTCTTGCGCCTTCTCCCGATCAACCGCCTCCCTAAAGCTCCTCACCTTATCCATAAACTCCTGATACTGCGCAGGCTCTAACTGCTCCAACAAATCATCCAGCTTCATTCTGTATGCCCTTCTTCATATATCCCTATACCTCATATCAGACGGCCGCACAGATCTCTTACCCTTACTCTTCTTCACCGCACCCAACTCCACTAACTTCTCTATGATCCGACTCGTATTCCCCAACGCACTCTTCTTCCTTATCCTCGCTATATCCCGATAGGTCGGCGCACAGTAATACATCTTCCAGTACTCCCTGATAATCTGATAAACCTCACTTTGTGCCGGTGTCATGGATGGAACCCACCACTTTTCATCACGGGGGGTGTTTCCTCTATATCTTCTCCATCACCATTGTCATCAAAATCATCATGGGGGGGTAATGATGATTCGGAATCATCTCTTAACTCATTGATTTTAAACGGGTTTTCAGGGGTGTCATTTTTTTGTAAGTCTTTTGTTGTACTGTGGGATGATTTGAGAGGAATAGTATGCAGATCATCGAGCGGAGTCCCTTGCTCGATTGGGGGGGCGGCACCAGGGTGGGTGCTGGCTGCGAGCTCTTCCAACAAGCCCAGGGCCTCGACATCAACAACATCGTCACTCTGATTAGTGATGAGTCGTTTTATCTCTTGGAGAATGTTATCCTTTGCCACTTTAGAAGTCACTACCTTAGTGTCTTGTGGTAATGGTTTAAAGAGATCAACCCCAGTAATTTCACCGATAACCTTTGATGCGTTGATGCGATCCGAATGCTTTGCGCCATCGTCTAATAGCACTTTGGTGAGCGAATCTACCACCAAAGCCCTTAAATTAGTAGCTCCAAAATATTCCATCCTATCCAAAGCCATCTGTATGCGATCCATCTCAAGTGAGACATTAGCTTGTTTTGACAATTTATGAGCATTCACCGAAATAGCTCTATCATTCATCTTGGACTTGTAGACCTTCTTGTAGGCTTTGGTCTTACTCTGTTTATTGATCACTATCTCTTTTACAAAGGCTTTTTGTTTTTGTGTTAAGTTTCCCTTGGTGTTTAGTACTCTTTCTAATGGTATCTCACCTAGACCTTGTTTTATCTCTTCTTTGCTAAGCATAAATAAACCCTTTCGCCTTTGGCTCATGTGTGCCCCGAATTATAAGAGAACAAACAGAGAAAATCCAAAAAATCTACTATATTTTAACCAGGTAAGCAAATAGCGTTATTTATTGCAATTATGTGTAACACATTTTGCTGCATAGGGTTTGCACCTAGAAAATAATTGTTGAAATTGTCAACTTAACACCAATGTGTAGCGTTGTGTAGATAATTGCAAATAATTGCAATATATTAAAGGAGTAAATCAAATGAATGTAACTGCAACAATGAATGGATGGGAGATCGGTTTTGGATGTGGCGATTCCGCACAATATGCGATAGAAGACTGCATCAATAGCATTGAGCCAATGTATCTTGACGATGGTGTTATTGGAGATATTGAATTGATTTTCTCTGATGTTGGAAGCTCTACTTACCCAAAATACTCAATGCTTAAAGAATTTTATTACAGAGAGAGAGAGTATTTCTAAAACCATGCCTAAAGCCTTTCGAGGCTTTGGGGATTGTTTTCACAATCCATCAAACTAAAGGAAATTAAACCAATGAACACACAAAAATTTTTAGAGTATTGCGAATCGTTTTACTTGCATGATAGTGGAATCTATCCAATTGCAACGCATGGGCAAATTTTGAGAGCAGTTTATATCATGGTCAAACATCCAGAATATTGTGGAGACTCTGTGGATCGTGAAAGAGTAAGAGCCCTAATTGAGGCGCATCAACTAATTGAGGAGTGCATTCAAAATGCTTAACTTCATTATTTACATTCTAGCAATTGCTTGTTTTATTACTTGCGTTTTATTCACTCTAAACGGCTTTTTGCTTTTTGGGATTGTTTTCCTAGGACTTGGCATTTTAGGGTTTTGCTCAGTACTTGAAGAGGAGCTTTTTAGATGAAATACTTAACCGCTTTTCCTGATTATCCCGAACCACTACCCGAAATTGAGGGCTTTAAAGATATCTCATTTAAAGATGATATATGCCCTTCATTGGGCAAAGAAATAGAACCCGATATCTATTTAACTCTTTTTTGTGACTATCCCGATTCGAAGATGCGCGAATGTGGGGGTTTTAGATACAAATTATTTATCCAAGATATTGGGCGAGATGATTTTCTATGTGTCACCGATAATTTGGAAGAAATGAAATACTTTATTTATGGATATTTGAAAGGAATTGAAAAATGTACCAATCCATGACCTACCGACCCAATTATGAAGAACTAGCTAAAAGAATGGCTAAAGATTCTTCAAACTTTGCCCACTATTTGGGCGAACTGTACATTGTCTCCGATCCTAAAAACAGAACAAAAATTAAAGAGGTTTTTTGGGAAAACTTCCACAGATTTATGAACGAAGAAGAGCGAATCAAATTTTCATTTAATGGAGCTTAACAAATGTCACACATATTTTTAAACACACCCGAAGACTGCCAATGGCTTAGATCTACCCATCTTGGAGGGCAAGATCTTAAATTTGAATCTTTTGTTCTTTATGGAAATGAAGACTGCCCCACAAAAGTAGAGCTTTATTTTACGCAAGACCCCCTTTATACCGATGAACCCCACACAATTAACTTTTTATAAAGGAAAAATCATGATTGCAATTCAAACTAAATTTTTACCATGCACCAATACCAAAGGAGCAAGGGTTAAGGCTTGGGCTTGTGGTAGAACTTGGAGTGTAACCATACCCTATGACTACTCAGGAAGTAACGAAACGGCACATTACAGAGCCGTTCAAGCATTCATTGAAAAGCATAAGCTCGAATGGGACTTAACCAACATGCGATTTGGAGACGTTGAGAATGGGTACGTTTTTTGTTTCCAAAATTCTATTGTGCGTGAATCATTATGAAAGAACTATTTTTAAATAAAAAGGGGCAACCCTTTTTCATCCATCAAGGGATTGAGATCACCAACCCCACAATCTCAACTTGTGGGAGGTTTTCTGTACCACTTGAGGATTATGGTTTCGAGGTTTGGTCAACTGGTGGAGGATGTACCGCCCATGTTCAAGAGTTTTTACTTGATGGCAAAACCATACTCATGCTCTTGACCAATGACAATTTGAGCCACGTTGAAATTGATAGCCCTCTTATAACTGGAGGGCTTTTTGATGAAAACATGGACGAATGCTTTTTAAACTTAACTTTTGAGAGGGCTTAATCATGGACGAACGTACAAAATTTATCAGAGACGAAAGAGAATTAGACGAACTGGCGCAAAATGCGTTAGACGATGCGGTTTTCACAATTCAACAACGCCTTGGGATTGAATCAGGAGATTTTGCAAGCCACTTTTTTAG